GCGCTACGATGGTGGACTTAGCAATTTTATCGATGTGCTGGATGCGCAGCGCAGCAATATTCAGGCGAGGCAGTCGCTGGCGATGAGCGAGCGTGATGTCATGACGGCCTGGGCTGGAGTGAACCGCGCGGTGGGAAATTATCCGCGTTAACGAGTTTGGGACATGATGGGAGCAAGGCGTTAAATATGAATATCTACGAAGTTTTTGGTCGGCAGCATATCGGCGTTCGTCGTGAGCATGAACGCTGGCTTGTGTACCGGGTTGATTTATCAGAGCGCAAATATTCGCGTCTGCATGACATCATCATTCCTGATTATCTGACAGAAGCTGAAATAGCCGGTTGGCTGGGTGATATTTTTCATGAGATGGCGACAGAGCAACATCCTGACGTAGTACGTATTGAATAATCTTTTGCAGCTGGAATGCGCACCCCAGAAATCGAATCTCCGGGACTGAGACTGGGGTGGCAGGTGAGCTGTGTAGCAAGGTAGAAAGAGCTTGTTGGAACTAGTAACGACCAGACAAACGATGCCCATAAAACACTGGATTTCGCCTGATTCTATATTGGTGCGCATAATGTATATTATGTTAAATACAGCGAATTTGAACGAAGACAGGCCAGTCAATGCGCTTTACGCACTTGTTGCTAAACTCTTCCCCGTAGTCTAGTTTTTACCCGCGTTTATTTCAACTACAAACAGCACATTTTTACGATTGACCCCGCCCTATCCCGTTCACAACGCAGACTTTGTAACTATCGAGCAGAAAAAACCCGGCGCGGTGGCCGGGTCTGGTTATGCTTCAGGCATTGCAAACGTATTACCGCTGCGCCTTTACGTCATTCAAAAAATCACAACATCTTCAGTGATTGACGCTCTGCGGCTTTCACTACGGCCATAAATGCCTTAACGCCGGGGTCAACATCTGGCGACAGCATGCGCATGATTGATTTTGAGTTGCGGCCAATCTCATTTGAAATTGCAGGAAAACCGCACGTTGCCTTTATGAGCGTGCGCAGCATGCCTTTTGCCGTTTCTATCTCACCGTCTCTGATGAGTTCGTGAATCTCTTCAAGTATCGCTTTGCGTGAGCCTGGATCCTCCTTAAGGAGCCTCGACCACATAACATCAATGTCTACCGCTGGCATATTTTTTACCTCTTAAATAGTCTGCCCGGAAACTCTCCGCCCTGGCTAAATCTTTGTCCTGACTGTCTTTAAAACCGGCACAGAGTAAAATCACGATTTCATCGCCGTCCTGCATCAGGTAAACCCTCAGACCGGCACCCCAGTTAACGCGATACTCACCAATGCCCGGACGCCCTGACAACCATTTCACTGACGACATATTCCCGTCCTTAAGCCGTTGTGTGACTGCAAAAACTTTGGCCATTGCGGCCTTGTTCTTTGTCAGCCACTTCTCAAGCGGGATGTCACCGTCTTCCGTTTCGTAGTATTTAACTATCAATTTTAACCTCCTTGCGGTGAATGGATGGTAACGTATTCGTTACCATCCATCAAGCGGGTAAAAAAAAGCCCGGTGATGTCCGGGCAAATGACAACAAGTGCTCCACCAGATTTGGCCTAAGGTTTACCGGCAGCGGCAACGCCTCTATATATACGCTCGCACGTCTGACCGGCTACTCTGGCCCGGTCAGCATATTCCGCCAGCTGGCCCGCTCGCTTGTCAGCGCGTTCAAGCACGTTGGCAAGCAAAATGCCGGTTGCGGCTCTTGTTGCGCCTGCATCGGCAACGGCGGCAAGCCTGCCGGTTTCACTGCCTGCAAGCTGCTTTCTGATGCTGTTAATGGTCCGCTGCAACCGCTCACCAGCACGCCGAGCGTCAGCGGCATCAACGCGTACCTTAGCAATCTCTTTATTTGCGGCCAGCGCCGCTTTTGTCGCTTCATCTTGTCGCCTTTTTTCTTCTTCCCGCTCAGTAGCTTCCGCGACAGCCAAAGCCAGCGCTTCAGCCTTTTGCCGCTGTGCGTCCTTTAATTGCCAGGCTGCACTTGATGCCTTGTATCCAGCTTCATAGCGGGCATGTGAAAAAAACCACAGTACCAGCGCCAGCACAGCGCCAATCGTCAGCGGTTTCCACAGCAATTTAAATAACGTGCTCATGCAAGAAACAACGCTCTTTCTCGCTGGCGACGAGGTAACAAAATATCCGGGTCGCCACCTGACTTTTTCCACTTCGGAAATTCATCTGATGCACCAGGATAATTGCCCACGTTTAACAGCTTAAGCATTGTTGACCCTTTAAACGCGTTTGCGCCCACATTAAAGATAAAGCTACACAGGGCATCATACTGATTTTGGTTTAGTGAGGATTTAACATAATTACTGATTGTGCTTTCCACCCATCCTAAATCCCCATTTAATAATGCGGATGATTGCTCGGCGGTTATTTTCATACCCACAGCAACCGGCTTTCCGTTAATGCTCCCGGTGTGGCCCACGCCGATTGTTGGAATGCCGCGCGTGTCCTCATAACCCGTGAGTTTTTCACCTTCTTCACGTTTTATAAAATTGATGCCGTTATTACTTATCTGCATTCTCAACCCCTCCAGACTTGCGTTTACGGAATGAATCACCTATCGATACAAATGTGTCTTTGATGTTATCCGCACCTCTGAATCCAACATATGCACCAAAAAAAATGCCAGCCTCTGGCGGCATGCCGCAAAATATTGCGAACGAATAACAACCCGTCGCCACCATCCCGCAAATTATGCCTCCCGACGCGGTTCTTTTTGGTGGTTCACCCGCTCTGATGTCCATAAAAATTGAAACCGTTGCAGCCATTAACCCCGCGCAGATAGCCGGAAAATAAACTTCAATCCATTTAGTCACTTGCTCCGTTAGCTCCTGTATTGTGTTATTCATCGCTACTCACCAGTACATCGGATACCTTGACGTTACAGTGTCACTGCATCAGTCATGTAAAGCCCAAAATCACCCGCAAAGGCATCTATTGAGCCATATACGCCGTTAACCCTGTTGCGAACCATGCCAATAGTCGCGTTGCCTGCATACCCTGGCACTTTACCGGCCAATCCATGCAAGACATCTGGCCGCAACAGGATTTGTGACAGTGTCACAGCCATATCTACGCTGCTCAACTCAAGCCACCACAAGTGCGTAGTCGTTGCATAAAAAACACGGATAGAAAAAAACGAACCGTCAAAGTTGATGGTTAAGTCCTGGTCGGGAATAGAAGCCACAAGGGGAATGTTGAAAAATTGGTCAGCCATTTAAAGTAACCCTATGTAAAATATAAAATATCGTGTTTCGGCTCTTCTACTGGCGCGGCAGATTTCTTGCCAGTTCCTGCCCTCCCCTGCCCAGCTGGATTTTTTGTTTTTGTTTTTTTTGGCGCTGGCGCTTCGTTCTGTGTTCGCTGGAACGTTGTGAATTTGATTTTTTCCGCGCTTAACTTGATTGAGATTGTTTTGTCGCGTGGTGACGCCTCAGCACTGAAAGACGTTAAAACCGCATCGCTGATGGCAATAAACGAGGTGTATACAGACACAAGCTCATTTAGCGCAAAGGCATTATTAATGCTGTTTACTTCGGCATTAATTCGCGTTGGGTCAAATGCCAGCCCGTAACCGTCGCTCCCTGTGACAATGCCTTCAATATCAATTTCTGGTTGCTCTGTGATAGTGCCATCTGAAATTTTATAACCCGTCTCCAGTGTGGCTTTTGATACGCTGCGTTTAACTGAGTAGTTTTCGCGTTTGCGTAATCGTAATGACACAGCTACCCCTGACGCCGAAACAATAACGACCCGGCTACCATTTGGGGCATTTAGCCCGCCCATATCTGACATATTTCACCCATAAAAAAATCCACCGGTTAAGGTGGATTCTAGGGTGTTTGATGACGCCTTATTATTGCTTGTCTTGTGACCTTTCGCTAAGTGGTGAAACCCCGATATCTTCACGGGTATTAATCGACCCGGCGTGATTTTTTTCGCAACCTTCCAGCGCTTCAGCAATGCGCTTCAAATAATCGTTGTTGTCTTTCAGGTACTCATTGTTTTTAAAGGTAACAATGATAAATTCAAAAAATACGCGATTAAAAACAACCGCAATTATCAAGATAATCGAACTCTTTAAGAATCCAGTGAATAGGCCGATAACAGCAAAAACAATCCCTAAAAGCGTAGTCAGACTGTAAAGACTGGTTAAAATCTTTGGTGTAATCATTTCCTCAAAACTTAACAATTTCATTGCGCGCACTTCCTTATTTATTATATCGAGAAATTAAAACCATATAAACGGCCCTATAAATACCCGCCACCTTCAGCCATATTATCAAGTCCGCCGTTAACCTGCCCAACAAACGCTTTGTCCCGACTATTGGCTACCGCTGCGGCGTCTTCAGGCGTGGCCACAGTGATTGTCGTGTTTCCACTATTGGTGATTGTGGTTTGCTTCACTGGTGCGCTATGGGTCAACGCTGGCGGCAACATAGGGAGGTCTTTAAGCTGCTGCGGTATCGTCATTATATCATTCAGAAACCACTCAACCACATCAAGAGCCCCTGTCTTTTTGCCCTCCTCTGCATCACCATTATCAGTGTCTTTTGCTGGTAAGCCTTTTTCTTTCCGTAAATCCCCCACGGTAATATCATTTGGAACATCGCTACTTGTGGATTTCATCGCGTCAGCCAACAGCTTTAAGCCCTTAATTATCGTCGGGTAGCGCTTTTCAAACTCATCAAACGCACCAAACAGACTATCAAAAATCGTTTTAGCGCTGCCGTCCATCCAGTGCTTAAACTCCTGGAATAACTCATAAAGAAGGAACACCGCCGCACCCACGGCCAAAAATGGCCATGTTGCCGCCAACACCGGGATTGCCAGGGCGACAAAGGCGGCACCAATGGCACCCAGAATGCCAATCAGTATGCTGGACTTGCTCTCATCCGTTGTCGTGTTCCAGAACTTAGCAACGCCTTTTTCTGCGCTTTTGAACACTGGAATAACGTTTGTGGCCACCCATGACATAAGGTGTGACCACTCCCCATTTTGTGTTGCTGTAGCTAAGAAACTGTCCCAATCATTTTTCATGACTGTTGTGACCTGCCCCCACGTCCAGCCCTGTTTATTAAGCATATCCATGTTTTTATCAGCCATAGATGCAAACGCCTTGACCATTGTTTCTGCGGTCAGCTTTCCCGCTTCAGACATTTTGCGCAGGCCTGCGACATCGGTGCCAAATGCTTTGGCCACCTCTGGTGCCTGCGTGCCGATGGCCTCCATAAATGACCGAAATTCATCTCCGCCGAATCGGTCAGATGAAAAAGCCTGGCCCATCTGGTAAAGCGCATTATCAATTGCAACCTTGCTTCCGCCACCCAGTTGTAAGGCGCTTACCATGCCCTGTGTTGATTTGATGGTTTCCGCCTGGCTTAAATGCAACTTCTCTGTAGCTGTGGCCATATTCGTATACGTGGTGATAAATGCGTCACCGTTGCTGCGCACGTCGGTTGCAGCTGCATTAAGAGCTATGTAGGCATCTTTGCTACTGCCGATGGTCTGCGGCAGACGTTCAAGCTGTGCCTCGCTCGACTGGATCCTGTCCATGCTGTCTGCAACGGCATTTAGCCCCATCGATAACCCTACCGCAGCGGCAGCACCGGCCATCATGTCAGGCATTTTAAGGCCGCTCCCCTGACTACCTGCGGCGCGGGTTACCTTCCCGCCTGCTGCCTTATTCCAGTCTGTGCCGTTTAAATCGAGGCCACTAATTTTGCGCGGCCCCTCATCACCAAAAAGCGAAAAACCACCCCGGTTCCCGCCAATTCCACCAGCACCACCAGCCAGGGCTGGAAATCCCGCCCCGCCCCCCGTAGCAGTACCAGCCCCGCCCAATAGCCCCATCCCACGGCCAGATATCATGCGCCCGCGCATATCTTCAATCGCAAGGTTAACGCCCGTGGCTGCGGTCTGCGCTGCGTTTTTAGCGACATCCTGCGATGCCTTGCGCACCAGCGGCCCCAACGCGCCACGATTAACCAGATTTGCACCCAACCCGGCAGACAGCCCAGCGGCGGCAGCTGTCGCGCCTGGATTGTTCACCGGGGGAGAATATCGGCTTGCCGGGCGCAGCTCTCCAACCCGCTTAATCGCGCTATCCAGCTGTTTAACTTTGCTGATGGCGCGGTCAATTTCATTTTCGAATGCAATCAACCCGGCAAGGTCAGGTTGTACGTCAACTTTCGTGACTAGCTCTTTTGTTTGTTCTGTCATTTTTTGGGTTGCTCGGCGTTGGAAATGGCCGCAGATACAGCGGAATCGAACTCTAAGACTGCGGCGGCGCGCATGATGTCATCGAAGGAAGCAAGGCCTGATTTCACAGCGTCGTAGGAAATCAGGCCTGATTGTATTACTCGCCAGATTGTGATTTCGGCTCTGACGGCGGGGTCAAGGTTTTCAGCCAACTGCCTAACAATCCGCGCACGCTGCTCTGAATGTCCATCGACACGTCCAGACCAATATTTTTTTTTAACCCTTCGGCTACCGGCGCAACGCTAAATTTAACGCACTCCAGCGCCACAAGGTAAACATCCGCGATGCTATCGGCACCAAAGGTGGCATTAAGTGCGCCCCAGTCTTCCAGCATCATTTCATTGTCCAGGCATTGCACCTGTGAAGTTCTAAGCAAGGTGAAAAGGATCTCGTCATGGTCTTCACGATTAAGCAAAGTAAATACACGCCCCGCCGCCTCCATCATCGACCCTGACGCGTTAATACCGTGCCTGGCGATAATCTCCATAATGCGCAACTTAAAATGGATGGCATCAAAGGCACTCATTTTTGCAATATTAAATTTACGCCCATTGGCGCTGATTTCTCTCAACATTTCAGACATTTATATAGCCTTAGATAATAGTGGAATCCGTTTCGCCAGCAATAAGCGTCCATTCAAGCGTATTGGCATTAGCGCCGCCGTTGTTCCCGTCTTTGGGCTGCTTTTGAATCATCGTATAGGGCAGTGTGTGAACGGTCTTATTACGGATATTGGTCAATGTCACAGGGAAAACAGAACGCGTTTTCAATAGCGCATGTAACATGCCGTTTGAGGCGGAATTACGGTAAAGGGTAAATTTCACCGTTGATGACCCGTCATTTTTTTCAACAAACACCCAGTCGCCCTGGATGCCGCTGTCAGCGTCAACGGCGTCTTCACGTAATTCCAGCTCGATATTGCTGTCTTTCGCAAAGCCATATACCGGCGCAAGACTTGCCGTTAAAATCCAGTCTTTGGGGTTTTGGTTTCCCAGATAGCTTCCCATTATTTACATCCCCCAGGTTAACGCAGTGCCGATGCCGTCAACGTGCTTGATGGCATAGCTCAGGTAAAAATTGAACGGGACAGACAAATTGCCTTTTATCTGCTGTGCTGCGGTGATTTGCTGCATTGTCGGTCGGGTAACAGTAAACCCGCGCACATAGTCAGTGCCGTTTGAGAAACTTTCCATAATGCCGCCATTGTCCTGGCCGGTTTTCAAACTGGACTCGATATTCATGCAAACCATTTCAATCCCTGATGGCGCATACGGAATTTTCTTTTGATTGATGGCCATCGTGGCCAGATTTTTTTGAATGTAGTCAGCAAGCCAATAGCAAAAACGCACGACTTCAATAGCCTCGCCGTCACCGCAGGTGCCAGGGTACGTGACGACTACGCCCGAACCGTAGTTCTCAAACGTGTTGCCGTTAATGGCTTTAATCGTCTGATAATCCGTTTCTGTGAAATTATCCGCCACAACGGCGGACAATGGCTTAAGCGCCCATGTCTCAGACCCCGGTTGCATTGTCAGACAACGGCCTGCTAATGCGGCATCTAGATAATTGGATTCAATACGCGTCGTGACTGCAAAACTACCCGCCAGCGCCTTATCGAAAAGATACTGTGTGATGCCGCCTGCCGGCCACTTAGGATCCGAACTATAGACCGCGCCGCCATCGTCAATTAGCGCCGCCATTTTATTAATCTGCGCTTCTGTCCAGTCTGCAATCTGAGTCAATAACGCAGGGTTGCGCGACGTGGTAAACGACATAAACCAGTCGTCATTTTGATGGCGAATATCGGTGATAACGTCAGTGAAGGAATCCGGTTTAACGTCTGAATAACCCACGGACACGTCAGCCCCAGCAACAAACACTACGCGCCCCGTTACCTGATATTTCAACGGGTCATTTTCGTCAGCGGTGATGTTTGCTGCGGCCTCTCCTGTCCACACCGTGCCGTCAAAAGTCGCAGTGAGCACCTCTTTATTCACTACCGTAGCCACTGCTGCAACAACGTTTTCTACGCCGGAATCCTCCCCGTTAAGCAGAATGGCCACGGACTCGAACGCCCCGGAAATATCCGCAATGACAAGCGTGTCTGGCGTGGGCGATTGCGCAAAGTAAGCGTTGGCCGCTTTAAGCGCGGCACCTTTTACGCCGTCGTCAATGACATCATCGTAAAGCGTGTAGGCCTTAACAGTTTTTGATACATCATCCATCGTGATGCTTTCAAAATTTTCAATAGTCACGCCGTAAAATCCAGGCGCGGGTGACATCTCAAGCCCCACACCAAAGGTGCCGTAGGAGGCTGCTTTGGTCTGTCTGGTGATTGAGATATTAAACAGGCGGCGCAAGTCTGCCATCCTTATTCCCCTTCTCGTATTAGTTCAACGTGCGCTAAGTCGTCACTAACTTTTGCCTGACCAATCCAGCCTTCTGGCTCGTAATGGCGATAGACAAACGCGAACGACAAAACAACTTCAGCCTGCTGCTGATAGCCGAGATTATTTATAAGCGGGGAATTGTTAGACACTGCTTGCGACCTGACTAAATCGAAACCCTTTTCAAACTGCCAGTAATAGCCGCGCCGCGTCTCAAGCACGGTGACAAGGTCGTGTAAATACTGGATAGCGGTTGCGCTGCTGCGGATGATTGATACTTCCGCCCAGGCGTTAAAATCGTACCAGCGGCCCAGCTCATCAAACCCGCTGTCAATCTCTGACGGGGTTGTCGTGTGTGACGTGACATAGATGATGGCAAAATCCTTATCCGCTTCAGGCATGGATTGCAGCGCATAGGCGGCATTGTCCGTGCCCATAAGCTCGACGAGCATTTGTCGGGCGCGAACGGCGGCAAAATAGGGCGCACCGCGCAAAATCAGCGGGATGGCAGAGTTACTGGTCAGGCTACGAGGCGAAAATTTGATGACCGTTCCCACTGACACCAGCACCTCAACCGGCAAAGTGATAACACCCTCTTCTGACGTGACTGTCACAGCGGTCACGGCCTGTGGCGCGTCACCGTCATACGGAGTAAAAACCAGTTCACTAACGTTGCCTGATTCGTTAAATTCACCGATTTCCGCGCGGTATGACGGGTAAATAATTACCCCTTCCGTGGTCAGTAAATTAACCGTTGCAGTATTCATCCACTCACCTTTTCCTTTTGTGTACTGGTGCAATACAGCAAATATTCATAATGATTTATTACGCCGTTTAACCACTCGAGGCGGTCAACCACTTCATAAGTCTTACCGCCGCAGATAACCTGCGCGCCGTTATGCTCGCCCTCTTCCGTGGCCTTCAGGTCAACTTCCCCGATGGCTTCCATGTAGTCTGATACTTTTCTACCCGTCAAATATTCTTTAAACGTGCCGCCGCCGTTGGCGGGCTGCATGCTCAACATTGCGGGAAACGGCTTTTCATGGCCCTGCCTGTAGACACCGGCCACCAGCTCACCCTTAACCGGCTGCATTACCTGAACCTGACGACGCATTAAGACACCCTCACAAATTTAACGTTTCCAAATAAGCTTTCAGAAGCCAATAATGGTCTATTACCTTGTTTTTTCTTGCGTTTTCTGGCGAGCGTGTATTCCGTATTTGGTTTGTAAAGCGCCGAATCGCGGATTGTCCTTTTTGTAATTTCAACCGCTGTTGAACCGATGCGCCCCGCTGCCACATCTGCGGTTATCTTGCCGGTGATGACATCGTTGACTACCTCATAAAACGCGGCGGCTTCCATCCAGTCCGCGATTCTGTCCGCTGAATACGTCATGAATGGCCGTGACGGGATTTTGGTTTTGCCACCTTTGGTTTTGGTGCCAAAGTTATTATTGGCCGCATACGGCGCGACAAGACCACCCCCCGTGGCCGTTGCGCCCTTCTGGATCCCGATTTTTACGGTTATCCCGGCCAGGGCGCTGATGTTCTTACGGATGACCCGGTCAAAGCCCATCGTGTTAAACTGCGCACCGCCCTTCATGATGCGCTACCCAACAGCATTGCCCCGCCCCGGCTCGCCTTCATGATGTCCAGAAAATCAATGCCAAACGAGGTGCCTTTCCAGCCCGCCCGGACGGAACCATTTTTACCCGTTGCATAAGTAACGGACACCTTGCCTTCGCGCCTGCCGCTCACTGCCCGGATACTGCCGGTATTGCCCTCAATCGCGTAGCTCTGATTAGCCGCGATATACAGCGCCAACAGGTAATTCAACTCATAGCCATCATTTACCGCCGCCTGAAGGTCATAGACCTTGATACATAATGAAGAAAGGGCGCTAATAGCGCCCTCATCCACGATGTAACCCGGTAAAAGAATGGCTAACCATTCTTTAATCGTCGTCACCATCGTCTTCCTCTTCTGTGGTCGCTTCTGGCTCAGGCTGGCTGACAACGGCGTCATGCGCTTTGTTTAGCTTCTTCGCCTGCGCTTCAGTTACCAGCACGACTGATTTTTTCTTCAGTAGCTGTGCCACGCCTGCCAGTTTGAGCGTTGATTCCGCCACCTGCACAGCGCCCATTGTTGACAGGCGGATATTGGCAAGGTTATTGCCATCCTCATCTCTGCCGCGCTGCATGATGTGGATCGGGCGCTGTGTTTTGTTGGCAAGCCATGCGGTGCCGTTGGTTGTTGCCTGGGTTGTTTCTGACACGCTGGCCGTTCCTTGCGTTGTTTGAGGTTTGTTTTTAGCGGACATACTTACACCACCCTTGTCGATTTAGCCGCAGCCAAAGGCTGACGAACGATAACGCCGCATGTCATCGATATGCACGGTACGGCAATATCAATGCCTTTTGGCTGTGGTGCCAGCTGGCGGAAGAGTACCGGCGTACCCTGCGTGAAGTTCTCTTCGTTCATATCGAGTGCCATACACGAACCATCAGCATCTAAATCGGTGTTTTTGCTGAAGATGACTTCAGGAAACGCTTTGCGCAGGAATGACAGCACCGTATCGCTTGTATCCGGCACACGCTTACTCTGCATAATCGTCCATGCCTGCCCTGGCACCTGAAACTTATTTACGTCAAAAACGGATGTGCCGTTGACGGCGGAAATAATGGCCGTCACATCATCACAGACGGCGTCACCGTCTGCCGCTGCCCAGCCACCTGCAACCGCCACCTCCGGGATATTAGGATGGTCAGAAAAACCAACAATGTTGTATTCCGCATTACCCTTCCATAACAGATTGCTGACCGTGCGCTCATGAATTTTGCGGCACTGCGTGCCTTCAATCTGTTTAAGCGGAATGCCCTTTTTCGCCGCTTGCAACATTTCTTTATACGTCCAGCCGTAGCCCAGCCCGATTGTATACATGCGCGCAATGAAGGCCTCGCCTTTTACGGTCATCATCGGCATATCTGTACCATACGCGGCCATAATTTTGGCCATGCCTTGCGCGTCATACATGCGGTATTCAAACCATTCATCCGCGTCAGTCAGATCGGATTCCTGCGGGAAAAGCGTTAACGCCTGCGGAACCGGCATTTTCTTTTCGTAAATCTTCTTTGATACCGCAATCACATCATCAGCAAAGATAATGCCCTGCTCATCAACGTTGACCTGCTGTCCATTCGCACGCAGCGTGCCAGCGCAATAGGACTGCATAATCTGCGTAATTTCGGTTTTGTTCATTTCCACTTCCCTAAACGGTAACAGTAACGGCACAAGTGGCGGTTTTTCCGCCGTCCGTTGTTGTAAATGTGATGGTGGCCGTGCCTGCGGCGGCACCTGACGGCACAGAAACCAGCCCTGATGCGTCTACAGTCGCTTTGCTTGTGTCGCTACTCGACCAGGTTCCGCTTTTATCCGTTGCGTTAGCCGGTGTCACGGTGGCCGTCAGCTGCTGTGTTGCGCCTGCGGCAACGGATGCCGTAGCCGGTGCCACGGTTGCGCCGGTCACGTTAACAACCGACGCTTTAGGCTTTCCCAGCAAGGCACCATCCGTTACCTGAATGATGGCCACACCGCCTGGCAAAATGCCGGTCTTAAATTCGGCTCGCGTCTGGCCAGCATCAGCGGCGAGCACCCCCCATTCCATAACGTTTGAGGTGGCATTGCGGCCAATCGGCGCGGCAAGGTCACCATTTTTCGGAGCCTGACCAGACTTGACCGCTACAAAAATCGGCCCGTCTTTGCATACGCCCTGCGGACTGTTTGCGTCTACGGCATAAGCAGCTGTTGCGCCGTAAGTGCGCGTTGGCGTCATGCCAAAGTTAGAATGTGAGCGCACGGCCACACCGCGAAACAACGAGACATCGTCGGTGGCCTCCCATGCCTCAACGCTGTTATCTGTCGCGCCAAGCTTGACCGCGTCACCTGCATAAATCAGACCAGCGGCGCGGCAGGAATCCACTTTTGCAGCGCTGTTAAAAGATGGCAGTACCGCCAGCTGACCCGGCAAACCGGCGTCATAGTCGTTTCTGATTTCAGTTTGCATTGCCACCCCCAAAAATGCCGTTCTGATAGCTTGTGTGACCGTCAGCCTCGTCACCGTTAGCGCTGTCGTTGTTGACCTGCGGACGGCGCGGATTTTGTTTAAATTCTTTGGCAGGCTTCACGGCCATTGCCATTTGCAAACCAACGTCAATCTGCGCGTCATCCCAGCTATCGGTATTAACGTCCGGCGTGGCTTTTTTAATGACAGCAAGCTTAACCAGCTTAATATCAAGGCTGTCTACGTTGATGCCTAGCGCTTTAGCATGCTCGTTAAGCTGCTGGCGGGCTTCCCCGTCTTTGACGCCGCGTTCGTAGGACTCACTATTCAGCGAATCCAGATTCACGATTTTTCTGTTAGCTGCAAGCAAATCACCACTAAGGGTGCCGACCTGCTTTTGTAGCCCGTCACGCTCTTTTGTAAGCGTGTCGACCTGTGTTTTTAACTCGTCAACGTTAACTTCTTCAGGCTTCATAATTTCGTCCAGATTAAAGCGCGCATTGCTGTTACGTGGATTGCGACAAATGAGTAAGTGGTTGTAATGCGCCCCTTTCTGCACCGTGTCGTAATCGCCCCATTTTGAAGTACCGGTGACCTTTTGTTTGCTGTCGCACTGGTAACCGGCAGACGCCCCGCGCAGTGATTTATCATTCAGGATTAACTTAATTGCGTTTTCGTCCTGAACCAGTGACCTTGCAACAAGGTCATCACCACGCCTGAAGGCGTCAATCACCGTGCCTACAGTCAGCGCACGGAAATTTTTTGCAGTTACCTTCCCCCCTTTTGGATGCGGGGTCATGGCAACCGGCTTGCCGATAAGTGTCTTCATTGAGTCAGCGTTAAACAATTCGTCTTCTGACAAGTATTCTTTTGCGCTAAAGCTGTCGCCCTTGCCTGTGTCATAGGAAAGTATCCCCGCACGGCGCAGGGGAATATCGATTTGTAACCAACCCTCATCCGTGACCGTCCAGTCACGCACCGCGTCAACGTTAATTTCTGTGTCGTGCTGCAATTTCATTTTCGGCTTCCTCAACATTGGTACTGCTAAATAACCATTCCGGCCAACAACGGCAATTGATGGGCTGACCCGGATTTCCATCCGGTGGCGGGTGTAGTGGGTCGAATGATTGCCCTTCCCGGTCAAAGTGCTGTTTGCGCTCCCGCTCATCGAGCATGCCGCGCCATTTGTAGTAATTCATGCCCGCCGCTTTGGCCGTGGCTCGTTCGGCGCTCCATGCGGCGTTGCTTGTCGCTGTGCGTGCGATGGTCTTTGCTTTGTTCGCGGAAATCTCAAGCTGGCTTGTCAGCTGCTCTTCAAGCCAGGGTAAAGAGCGCCCTTCTTTAATCGCCTGCTGTGTAACCTTGATGCCGCGCTTCATGGCATCGGCATTCATGTTTTTTATACGGTTGAAATTGTCCTCAACCCATTGGTCTGTAGCCGCGCTTAGTTCGGGATTCTTTTCGAATATGTCAACGCTGATAAGGTCTTCAAGCTCTTCAGGTGACAGCTTTACGCCTGGTGCCAGCCGCTGCCCATTCGCGGCTTTTACAATGAGTTGGAAATTTTGCTCAACATTGTTGATTGCGTCTCTTTTGACAGCTTCCAGCGCCGGGGCGCTGCTGATGACCGACAAATCCAGCACGGGAGATAAAAGACGGGTAATTTCAGGTGCAACGGCTCCGCCAGCCTCGGCGGCAACCGGTGCGCCGGTGACAACATCCACCAGCGGCGCTTTATTAACAGTGAATTTCCGGTAATGGTTTTGCCAGTATTCAGGGGTTAAACCAAAGTCTGCCCCTTCAATCTGGCGGCGGATGGCATTTGCATTGCTGGCAATCGCTGACACGCTGTCTGCCGCCTGACCAATCGCGCCTGCATCGGTAACAGCAAAGCTTTTGGAAAGGTTGCTACTGATAACCTGCTGAACACCAGCGATAATGTGCGCCGGGATTGCGCCGTACTCCCCGTAAGGCATCAGCGCTGCGACGGTCTTTAATTTACCCGCACTGACTGGCGCAATATCCACAGCCTGCGCAATAAACGCCTTAATCAGTTCGGTTTGTTTATCACGCGTTAAGTGTGACCAGTTTGACCCGTACTTCTGCTTAAGGTATTTGCGGACACGTTTGACCAGAACCGGTGAAATCGTTTCGCCTGCGGCCTGCACAATGCCAACGTCTTTGCCGTCTGCGGCATCCGTGTTGAAAACGCCACCGGAACGGGCGACGGCTTTGTACGTCGCCAGACACGCCTGTTTAACGGCGGCAGTAAAGCTACGGGCCTGCTTATCAAGGCGCGCCGCTAATACAAGCTCGGCGGCTAACGGATATGCGCCGTTATAGCGTGGCGTCGTCTTCATCATCCGCCCCGCTGCCTGTCTCATCCGGCTTTAATCCCTGCGTGGGCAGGTCTTTAGTTAACGTGGTAAACGAGGCGTATTCCTGCCCGGTAGCGCGGGCTTCTTCAGCCGTGATAGAGCGCATGCTGTAGTAAAGCTGCACGATTTCTGCACGGGTCTTGTCTGTGTCCGCATCCCTCTTAATATCGCCTTGTGACTTGTTCGGCACAAAATCTACCCGCAGACCAAGGAAATGACGTGCAATCGCTTTGAGCGCCGGGATGATATATGTTGTTTGCTCGCTTTCGACCATCCGCAACCAGACATCATCCCCGCTGCTGTCGCTGTTGCTTAACCCGGCTTTGGTGTTGGCCAGTACGGAAACGGGAAAGCCGGATTCTGCACATATAACCCGGAAAGCGATGTCCAGAATATCCGCCTGTCCGGTTACGCTGGATTGCATCCGCTCTAAAGTCTCCTGGCCATCAATGACCACGATGTCATTAAGCATGCGAGTAGCTGCAATCCCGCCAATGCGACTGGCCACTTTACGCTCGCCACTTCGGGTTTCTAACTCTTCATCAAGTTCGTTACGTTTGTAGATGTCCTGAACACTCATCGACATAATCGACAAAATAAACTCATGCGTCAGCCCAAGGCGCTCAAGCGCAGCAAATACCCTGGTTAATACCGGCGTGCCAAATTCCGTGCCCGAAATCTGATAAAGCGGGTCATGGTCTTTGTCACCCATCAGAAAGCTGTATTGCTGCGGGATAAATACATCTCCGCCAATCGGCGCTTTTAGCTCGATTTGCCAACCCTCAGGCAATCCAAACATTGACGAACGGTAATCGGTATACCAGTCGTTAGACGGCGTAATACGGTAAGACGGGTGCGGCCTGACGAACTCATCACCAAACACAATCACCGACCAGCCCGCCGAGCGCCGCCATATTGCCGCTTTTGCGACTACGTCCCAGACCTTCATATCTTCAAACAGGTTTTCTACAGCCTTTTGCTGCTCTGGTGAGTCCGCCACTACGGAATAGCCCGCCAGCATTGCGGCCTGCACCGGCTCTGCGTTGATGCGATGGCCAATGCCTGACTGCTCATCCAGAAACATGGCGTTAAGGGGAATCATCCCCGACGCTATACGCGCCTGCATTCGTCGTGCTGTGGGTGATGTCATGCCAGCGGCACCGCGTGCGCCTGGTGCTACACCGGCCACGCCCTGCATCATGCTGACGTAGCTGTCATTGTTAACGTCTGCCACCATTTCCCCGCCCATTAGCGTTCCCTGCAAAGTGCCTTGCGGCACCGGCGCTGACTTCTTAGCGGGTAGATTTTTACTCTTCATATGCGTCCAGCCCTGATTTAAATTTCAACATGTGCGGGATAACCGCGTCTGCATAGTCTGTAGAAACGCCCAGGCGCTTCTTAACGGATTTTTTGTCTTCAATCTGGATTTTGTCGTCCCTGTTTGACTCCCACTGCACGCCGGTTGAATCCGATAAAATGCGGTCTTTGTAACGGCGCTCGATGGTGTTCGAAAACGCAACCATGCCGTCCAGGGGCTTGATGCCGGTATCAAGAAAGCGGCAGGTGTCGTTAACGCGGTCACGGTATGCCCACCACGCCTGCGATTTGAGATTCAGGAAGACTTCTTCGTTAAGGCGTCCGCCTCGGTAGCGCTTGGTTTTGCGCTGCACCTCGCCATTGGCCACGAATTTTTTAAATATCATGTCAATGTCAGGGTATTTATTTAGCTCGCCGCGGACTCCGGCCCCGACGCCTACTGAGTCGTAAATCAGTACGCTGCAACCCTCTTCCTGCGCGATTTTCAATGACTGCACGGCCAGCTGCGCGGGGTCGCGCGCCTGCAATCGCTTTACCTGCTCGCAGAAATAGCCGTCCCAGACCGTTAAGACAGAATCGTCCGCGCCTTCGTCTGCCACATCGAGCACGGCGACTTTTTTACCCGTTCTGCATGCTCTGGCCAGCGCTGAATCTGGATCCACAAACAGCCTTTCCAGGTTGCCACGGCTCACCACAGCGCCTGCGGCCTCGGAAATCGGCACCCCCTCCCAGATATTGTCGTAACGGTCTGGATAGTATTTCAGGCAGGTCTGGCGCTCCTTTTCGAGCTCTGGCGTGAAGTGCTCGTTGTCATCCCAGTTAACCTGCAATACAAACCAGTCTTCCTCTGCATTGAGCACAAAGCGGACGTAGGTGTCATCCCATGCAAAATCCGGATTGAACGTCACCCACACTTCAGAGAATTTGCGGCGGATGGTCGGTAATAAAATTTCCCACGCGGCACTTGATATTGAATGCGCTTCCTCAACCCAACAGATGTCTACGCCTTCAATTGACTTAACGCTGTCGAGGTTCGACTGAAGGCCCATAAACATAAATTCCGCCCCCTCTTTTGAGGTGATGGCGTTATTTGTAATGGTAAATTCTGACTCATAGCCCAGGCGGCGGATGGTGTCGCTTAATAACTGGTGCGACGACGCAGCAATCGACTTCTGAACACGCCGCAGGCACAACACGCGCACTTCAGAACGGACAGCAATTTCGATGAGCGCTTCAGCCACATCCCACGACTTACCTGAACCACGCCCACCGAAAAGACACTTGACGCGGTGCGGCTCGAACAATGGCCGCATCATGGCGCGCATTGGCTTAAGCTTGAATTTCGGCGGGTTGCCGCTCATTACTTCATGCTCCCGAAAATGTCATTAAGCAGGCGGCGCGCCGTGCGCTTGCCTTCTTCGCTAATAGGTTTGCTGACATCAACCCCGGCAAGCTGCATAATTCGCGCAGCCAACGTGTCAAGGTCGTACCCGACCACCTCCAGCCCGTTCTTTGTGCGCTTTATCCGCTTTACGCCCGCCAGCTCCAGCCCTACCATGCGGGCTTTCATTACGTCCGGGTCAATGCGTAGCCCTGATAAGCCGTCAAGCTCCCTGAATATCTCCGCAGCGGTAGGCGCACGAAAAATGGCCGTTAGTTTGACTAAAGCTTCCTGCCTGGACAGCACGTCACGCGAAAGAATGTGACCTCGATAAGTGTTAACGGCCTGCGCTATGTCGCTGTCTTCAAGCAGTTTTTCGGCCTGAAAATCATCATTAAATCCTTTGTATTCACGTTCTCTGGATGTTGCATAACAGAAGCCCGGCGCTGTCGTGGCTTCCGCCACAAGGCGGGCAAAGCGTTCGTCACGCTTGTTTATTTTTTTCATGCACAAAAGCCCCCGTGAGCGCAGGTTACGCACGGCGGCTTTTTGATTGAATTGGTTAACTTGTGGGGATAACGGAGGGGATTTGCGCAGCGGATCCTACGCCAGTAATTTAGCTAATCAGACTCATGTGTTTTTTGAAAATTTTTTTGCCTGCTTGTTGCTGGTTGCCCAGCCACTTACAAAGGTTCAATTCTTTTTGCTGCTCTTTAAACAGCTCCACCCAGTAAATACCTTCACGGATTTGTCGCCGCCTGTCGTCTAAAACAATCTGCCTTATCATGCGCTTTTCTAGTTTTGCTAAATATTTGTCAACCTCAACTGGAAAAAGAAAAGGCACACGCTGAAACTCAACCTTTGCGTTAGCTATTTCGTCATAAGTGGATACCCCATGCCTGGTGTAATTAATCATCAAGTTGTCAAATGCACGCCATACCTTCATACGCTCATCCATCATCCTAATACGCCAATCATTTTCAGCTATGACCCTGTTGGCCTCTATCCCTTCAAAGGCTGCGACGGTTGAGCGCCTTGCTGCAATGGCTGATACTCTTGAAGCGCGAGCGGAGATTATCGCGGCAATGACGGAGCCCAAAGGAACAATCCAGTTAAGCAACTGCGTATAGTCAAAATCATCCATCGACAATTTGCCTTCTTATTTTGCTGGTAAATTATTACTCATTGTCTACAGACTTATTAATTGCGGCAATAGCTTCTTTTACTTCTTCTGAACCAAACAACCATTCAGCATAGCAACAAGGGCAAGGCATCATAACTTGCGGTGGATTTACTCTGGCGTCATAAAACTCACCATCAAATATCATATGTTCTGAATCATCATGAATGCATGCGCGGCGGTAATACCGCATCCCTCCTCCTCTTGCTTGCCGGTACTCCCTCGCAGCATCCAATCTAAAGCCTGCACGTTGTGCTATTTGTTTTAACTTCCACTTTGCAACCTTTGCATTTCCCTGTGAATCGACCTCAATCACCATAATTGATCACCTTTTGATCTGTGCGGATAGATAATTACCCATTACCACCACAAAATCCATTGACTCAAATCAGTTACGGCGTTAATTTTGTCTCCGGTGCTCAAAACACCTTTTAGCAAACAGCGGTCATTCACCCCGTCAGCGTGATTTTTTTGTGCCTAAATTTATGCTCTGACGGTGCCATGCCGTCACAGTGCTGATTTATGGGCTGGAGTGCGACTAATAGCGTGGGCTCGCCTGCGTAATACGTCCGCCGACTGTTTGCGGTTTTGAGCTCCAGCCCGCCCCATCTCAAAAGTGGGGATAAGTCTCACAAACAGGAGCAAGCACTATGCAAACTCAAATCAACGCAGTATCAACCCTGTTATCCAGCGTAAGCGCTCTGCTTAATGGAATCTCCCCTATGGACACTGATAACCAAAACGAACCGGTAAAAAATGACCCGGTCATCAATACCCCATCAAATCAGGCAGAAAAAGCGGAAACAGCCAGCCCGACCATGCACGAAGTAAACACTTTAGGCTCCCAATTTAGCGACGTGCGCGCGGCTATCCAGTGGGTTTCACATCAGGCGAATAACCCAGTTAAAAACCGTTATTCCACAGAAGAGCATTTCGCCTGGTCTGACTTGCCCGAACTTTACCGCGTGATTAAACCGCTGATGTACCGGGCGGGTTTATTCCATTCACAGACCATGAAGACTAGTGCAACGGGTGTGCCTGAAATCGTCACCACTTTCCACCACATCCCAACTGGCACGGAATGTGTGTTCACGATGGAAACCACGTTAAAAGGCATCCGTAAGAATCAGAATCTGGACGAGTGCCAGCAATGGGGCTGGACGGTTACGTATTGCCGCCGCTACGCCCTTTACGCAGCGCTGGGCCTGCAACCTGATGACGGCGGAGATATGGACGCTCTGACCCGCCGCGAACGTCGCCGCGTGGGTGCGCAGGCATCACCGGCCACCAGCACGCACCGTGAATGGTTGCCAATGCCTGGCAAAGAAGGTGAAGCCGCTGAACGTGCCGCTGTGGCGATGGGTGCCGAGCCTTACACCGCTGAAGAGCATGCCCGCGCAGCCGAACAAGAGCGCCGCTTTGCACCGCTTACCCCGGACGAAATCAACTATATCCGCCGCATTACCGCGCCGCTGCAAGGTGACCTGCGTGAGCTGGACGGTATACAGCGCGCACTTGAAGCGGAGTTATTCGACAAGGTGCGCTGTGGCACGGTCACGTTTTATGATGAAGAAGACCAGCGCCGCGCGCTGTATCGCGTGTGGCTGGAAGCATGCCAGGAATATGACGGCATCATCACGGCCAAAATCATAACCAGCGGCGATGAAGAGTCAGACGCACTGATTGCACGTCACTATGGCGCGGACACGTCACAGACTATGCCTGTTTACTGCCCTGAAGATTTGGCCAGCCTCGACGCTACCGCCCCGGAAGAACTGGCACGCATTATGGCCAAACGTGACAAACACCGTGAGGATGTGGCAAGCGGAAAGAAATCGACCCGCGTTGATAATGCTGAAGAGCTGGACGCCATCGTCATGGCCGTTAAATCAGGGGTTGCACTGGAACCGTCATTACCAGAAAGCGAGAAACTGCCCGCCGTTGACCTGACGAACGAACACGCCGTATTGATGCGCCAGAAGGTCAGGCTTTGCCGCGAACTTGCAGACGGGGAAGGCAGTGTCGAAGAAAAGGTGATGATGATTAAACGCGTCTTGTCACGCACCGACTTTCAAGCCCATGCGGAAATCACTGAAATACTGTCAAGGCTCACCAATCCCGGCGCGCCCGCCTCCAGCATAACGGAGGATGATATACCTTATTAGACGGTGATTTATGGCTGAAGACTACTACAGCGCGCTGATGATGCGGCGCGCCCTGCCAACCACACAAAACATCAAAGCAGTTACCGCACCCGGAATTTATCCTGTTGATGCCGGTAATACCACGGCCCCCGGCTCACAGTCGGGCACCCTGCTAGCACTACTTCCCACCGCCGCTACAAAACTTCTTTTCATCGGATCCGATGGCAATACCTACAAACCTACAAGCACAGGCTGGCAGGCATTCGGAGATGTGAGAAAAGTTAACGGTCACACAGCCGATACCAGCGGTGCAGTGACCGTCACGTCACAGGATATTTTTAATGACCAGGCCATTGCTATTCCCAACGCCGCAGACTTGAATGATTACACTACGCCGGGATTGTATTATCAGAATGCTAATGCTCAGGCCGCATCCGGAAAAAATTACCCCGAATCCAACTCTGGCACACTTGAAATCTATAAAAATGCGGGCACAACTCAGGTTTACCGTGTTTACAGTAGCTCCCGCACGTATTGTCGGGCGCTATATGGCGGCTCATGGTCGAAATGGGGCAAGGTCTACGATACAGAAAATAAGCCCACCGCTGCGGATACCGGAGCTGTAGCGAAAACCGGCGATACAATGACAGGGCCACTTACTGCGCCCGGCTTGAACGTAAAGCAACAAACAGCCAATACAGCATTTGTTATTTACTTTGCCTTAGCTGAAGGTGGCAATCTTGGATATATCGGGCAGGGTACGACAACCAAAGATATTTATATTTCCAATTATACTGGAAATAATAATTTAGCCCTAAAAGCAGACGGCGGTATTGACATAAGAGGCGGCTCAACCACTGCGAATATTTCTGTAACAGGCAACTTGAATCCAACCAGTTTTGCAACTTTTGATAACCGCTACGCTTCTAAATTAGATGTTTATTCAAAGACTGTAAGCGATGGTAAATACATTGCTGGTTTTCGGTTTGCAAGTTATGGCGCGACTGGAGGCGACTTGCGCGACTCTGCAAAGACTATTATGACGGGTATCTATGCAACAAATGGATATAACAATCCAACAACGCATGAGCACCGAATCGCACAATATTTGTTAAATGGCGCGTGGATTAACGTGCCGTATGTGTAAGGAGTGAAATTATGATTTTTTTCGACACGGTAAAGAATGAAAATATTTTCATCAGTATCGCTGAAGATATTGAGCCATTTCTTGCGGGGGCGTCAATCGATGCGGACGGACAGACTTATTATGAATTTCAAAAAAAAATAACGACGAAATACACTTGTGTCATTGATGCCCGGTCTGGTCGAGTCAGGCACATCACAGAAGATGCAAGCAGCATCGCCCCCGGAGTGGGTGAGCGAGTCATTGGGATAAAGAAAATTCCTGATAAGTATTTCGAAAGCCTCCCTTCTGACTGGCAATTCGACGGAACGAAAATTATTGCGTACCAGAAAAGTAAAGAAGAGCTAATTGCTGTTGCCAATACGATAAAGACGAAGTTAATGGATGTCGCTAACGCTGCAATTGCGCCGCTTCAGGATGCGGTTGATTTAGGCATTGCAAATGATGATGAGGCAGCACTTTTGCTTGAATGGAAAAAATACCGCGTCTTTTTAAACCGCACAGATACCACTACAGCCCCCGTCACTGGCTGGCCAGTCCCGCCAGTCACCTGACGACAAATAAAAGCCCGCACTGCGGGCTATTCGCTTCTTTTTTCTCTGATTTCTCTATTTACTGTATACAAACAATCGTCACAAAAATCTTTTTCAAATGCCATCGCGCGTGCAAACAGCGTCGAGCGCTGCCCGCAGTGGTGGCACCTTGCGCCGCAGGGCATCAGGAAAAACACCACCACTGCAATAATCAGCCCCATAATCAACAACACCGCACCACCTCCCTTGCAAAATGATGCCCCGAACGATAGCGGCAATACCCACCCATTGATAATGGATATAAACGATCGATAAACTGTTATTGATCGCTCTCACCGATCAATTTCCTTTGGAATAGTCTTGTTGTGAACCTCCCACCGCGACACGCCTAAATCCTCGCAAAAATCAGCCAGGTAATTTAGGCCCGACCATTCACGCATACCGCCGCGCGCGGCCTCAACAAAGACAGCAATATCCTTATCACGCCACAGCCCGAACAAGCGCCAGCCCCCGACATCAGTTTTAACGGCCACAATGCGGGTCAGTACGCCCGTGTTATACAGGTCAGTAAACGCGGGCTTTTTGCGGGTTATCATTTGCATAAATCACAAACCTTAGTTTTGTTAGTTACAAGTCATCGGTCTGTATTTTTTACTTTTGATACGAGCAGGTCATTTGGTTGTCACAAGTCTGTCCCGCGCGGACGGAAGCGGGTTGCTGTAAACCATACCGCCAATTATCGGCACCACGCTTGCTTGTGACTCGTCTGTACGCTTCAGGGTAACGGATAGCGTCCTGAAGGTTTCCTGTGTCGTGAGCGGGCTTTCAGACAGCAATACAGCCACCAGCGGGATTATGACCTGCCCTGATTGCTCAAGACGGCGGCGCTTGCCACCCAGCTTGATAACCGGCGCAAGCCCACTGACCGTTAAGCCAAAGAAATTTGCTGGCGCTGCGGCGTTGTAGGCAGTTGCCGGGGCAAACAGCACCCCACTTGAAAAGCCCGCCAGTGTCATGGTTAGCGCGGACAGATTCGGCGGCGCGCTCTCCACAGATAAACCGTCAAAGTAAACTTCAAGGTCTAAAACTACCCGCTGCAATGGGTTTTGAAAATTAAGCGACCATTGGCCAGCGGCACCGCCGCCAAAAACATCTATATTGGTATTCTGGTATGGCAACGCAAACACGCTGTCCGCGCTATCCCTGACCTCATGCAGGGTGATTAAATCAGGTTGCAGCGTTGCGTTATCGTTTTTGCCCGCCGGTAAAGCACTAATAGCAATGAGCTCATCTTCAGTTATGGTCACTTATTCCCCCTCAAGCGCATCAAGCCTGCTGGCCATGTCTGCGGCCTTCGCATACAAATCATTAAAAATAAAATTAAGGTGTTTGTACTCAACCGGATCCCCCGCAGAAAACGTACCGTCACCGTTAATAAAAGTCGGTTTAAATCCGTCCTGCTGAAGCTGTGCAGATGGCTCTTCGGCTGACGGATAATCGCCGTTTTTAAATAAGTAGTTACGCGTGACGTAGGCAAACTTATTCACTGGCCACCTTCCAGCGCTTCAATGCGTGCCAGCGCCGCCTGATATTTGCCGTACAAGTCCCACAGAATGTAATTCATGTGCTGTGCCGTCAGTGGATCGCCGGTAACAAGGTTGCCGCCCCTGTCCATGTACGTTGGCACAAAGCCTGCGGCCTGCATTTCCTGTGAAGGTTCCTGCTTATTTGGTGTATCCGCGTTTAATGACGGATATGATTTATCGCTGTCCGCCCAACTATCCATTTGTCACCTCGATTGGTTTTCGTGTGGCCAGTGTGTTTTTTGGTGCCAGCGCTTCAGCACTGACAACTTCATCCGTGCGCTGACGGGTAAGTATGGATTTACCCGCGCTAACGCGAATGGTGACCCCGGCCTTTACCCTGATGACGCGTTCTGTTTTGACGTACTCCAGACCGCCCCACACTGACACAAAGATATTGCCTGGCATCATGGGTGCGTTATCGGTCAGCTTGTGATTTGGCCGCGTGGCCGTGCTGTAAATATCCCCGGCATAAGTGCCGCTAACCAATGACTCAGGCAGCCCAATATCTGGGGCCATTGCGCCACATTGCACGTAAATCATGCGGCCAAGTGGTGCGCGGTTAAACACAGCACCCTCCGCGCCAGCATGGGCCGTGACGCCGCCTGTTTTCAGCCATTTCACGCCGTAAACGTTCGCAATGTATTTGCCCAATGTGGGTCTGCTCTGCTGTGACGCCGTCAGCCCTGATGACAGGGTTTGCATTCTGCTACGGTATTCATCATCGCCCATGCCAGCCCGCGGCAGGTCATAACGTTCGCCCCACGCATCCAGCATGACGCCTGTTGATGTGGATAGCTTCATACCCGTTTGAAGGTAATTCAGCGCGCCCACCAATGAGTCATGATTAGCGCGAAGCCCTGTTAACAAATTGATATTGTTAGACAACCTGACTTTTGATGTTAAGCGGGCGCGGGCCAGTGCTTCAAGCGATATGATGTAGGGCTTCATATTTCGCCCTCGACGGTGATAAAGCTGTCATTGGTGACCGCAATTGCGCCGTCTGCAATGCTTACCGAACGGCCAGACGGGTTAGCCGTAACACCAACATTGACAGTAATGTCCGTGAGCGTTGGCAGGGCAACCATGAGATTAGATTCCAGTTGGCCCGCGTAGACATCACGCCCCACGATAAGTGATGTGAAATAGTCCTGAATGACTGCGCGCGTCACAGAAAAATAATCAACTGGCCTGCCGGTAGTCTCTGCGTCCCACGCATCGCCAGACACGGCAACGTACACCGATTGATAAGCCTGGCGGGTAAAATACATCGTTTCCGTTGAATCACCGTCAGTGGCCGTACCAAAGCTGCCGCCGAACGTGTTAGCCTCTCCAGCCACCGCGTTATAAATCGCCTGCGCAACGTCATTATCAGCACCACCCGCCACGAACACCTGCACGCTTTTTCCCGGTAGGCTGTTTTCATCTGTTTCAATGCCACGATTGACGTTGACCGAACAAAAAGACACGCCCTCAACAGCCAGAACGGATGCTTTTATACCCGGACGTGATGCACCAATTGATGATTTGCGTTCTGCGGCTGCGGCCTTCAGGCGCGCCCGGTAACTCTCATCGCCTTCAATTGAAAAGCCCTGGCTACCGTTGGCAAGTACAAGCACGTCATCACTAATAATGTCTCCATAATCCACGACAGGGAAAAGCGTTTCGGAGTCGTACCACGCGATAACAGGCATCCCCACGCGTACCACGTCATATACGTCCGACGCATACGAAAATCGCGCCACGCTTACCCCATCAGCGACAAACAACATTTCACCAAAGGCAGTCACCATGGTTGTCATCGCACTGTCACCGGCAATGACAAGCCCATATAGACGCGCCGTCACCGTGGCTGAAGTATCGCCGGATTCAAACTGCGTCGTGTATTCCTTCCCGTTTACAGACAGGACGAACGTGTTGCCATCAACCAGTGCAGTATCTTTGACCGCAAGCACAAGCCCTGCGCAGGAATTAGGATCGGGAATTGTGGTGGCAGATACCAGCCAGTCACCCTCTATTCCCTGCACTTCAAAGCTGTCACCGGCACTGACTACGCCGTCCGCCTTCATGAGCCAGACCACGCGCGCGGAGGATTGCGTCATGCCATAGCGGGAAATATTTAGCCATTCCCCGACCCCGTCCAGCTGCGCCCCCTCGCCTTGCGAGATATAAAAGCCGCCGAAAATCCAGCCCATAGCCTCCACAATCTGCAAATCATCTTCAGAGCATACCGCGATAATCTGACCAATAACGGCATCCCCATCAGACGATATGTCACCGAGAAGTGCACGCAGGCTGGCATAAATTTGACCGCGGAGCTCAGGCAGACGCGCACCGCGCCAGCCGTTATCACTGACTAACTCAATTCCCATTTATGGCCACCCCCTTTGACTCCTGACCGGCCACAACATCAAAGGTTATTGCCAGCTTACCGGCCACCATTACCGCACGCGTAATACGAACGTCTGTGACACCTTCTGTCTTCATGCCTTCTTCAGCAATCATCTTGCCCACTATGGGCGCGGGTAGTTTCTGACCCATTACGCCGTAAAACCACGGGATACCCAGCGTTTCATCAAGCCACCACTCCCCCTTATTGGTGCCAATTCTGATTTCGCACTGCTGGGCAATGCCATCGACCCCACCGTCAAGCACAAGGTCACCGCTTTTATTCAGGATGACCCCGTCTTTGTCCTGCAATAAATCCAGCATCAGTAAAACCCCGCCACCGGCGCTAAGTCGTGGATGGTCACCAGACATTTACCCTGCCCAAGCTCTTTAACCTCGCTGACGTTACCAACGGGTATAAATCGACGCCCGCGCGGTGTAGGCATGCACAGCGTGACAGCCTCCCCGTTTTCAGGGGTAGTGCGTGAAAAGAAATGGCCGTCTCGAGCCACTCTGTATTGCTCGCTATTTATTTGCATAGTTTGTTACCTGCCTGACGGTGATAACTGACACCCATGCGTCAAGAGATTGCCAGTCAATAAGGTCATCAGGGTCAAAACCTTCACCGGCATCGTTAAGCATCTGTGCCAGCGCGGCCTGATGTGACGTTTCATAAATAACATCGCTGTAATAAGGCACATACCCATCGCCAGCCTGGCGGCAATTGGCCATCACCATATTTAATGGCGCGTCAAACATCGGGCGCTTATCAATGTCCAGCACCTCAAGCCCAATCCGAGGCGTGACCTCAATAACATCACCCGTGTTGATGTTGAATGTGGCGTCTCCCGCCTGCAAAAATCCGCCATTCTCAATAGCCACTTGCGCGGCGCGTTCGCTAAGTTTCATTGTCTCTTCCTTTATTGAGGCGGGTTGGTAATGCCGCCGCCGTCGCCGTTCTCTTTGTGTGTATGTCCGCTACCACTAATGCCGCCTGAAACGTGGTCAATTGCCGCACTGGTGCCGCTGACCTGAACATCACCCGCAAACGCAGCACGGCCAGAGCCGCCCGAACCTGCCGCCGTGGTCATGTCGCCAGCAATGCCTACGTTGCCGTTAATTTGCGTATTAGCGTTAACCGTGAAGCCTGCCGGGGCATCGAGTGTTATTCCGCCTCCATCCAGCACCAGCTTTGCCCCGCCGCCGTTATCAATCGTGATGTTGTTGTCATCCAGGGTGATATTTGCGGCTGCGTGGAAAATTCGGATCCCCACGCTATCTGGCATCGCATGTGCTGCCGTATCGCTAAAGCCGGTTATGGCCGCACAGGCGGACAATGTTTTATGGTCTGGTGACTGCGCGTCAGCATGAGAAATAGCTATCAACAAACAGCTGTCACCCGCTTTAACCGCACCACTTACCCCGGAATTGCCACCGTTCCACAAAAGCGAAATAAGCCGCACATCGCTTACCGACTCGTATTCGTAAGGCTCATCGTTGTCACCAAAAATGCGGCGGGCTGTGGGCTGCACAACCGCTTTGCCACCGGCCACGGACACAATCGTTGCTTCCAGGGTAAATAATGCGGACTCGAGCTCTTCCTGAACAATGGCGCTGACCTGACTAACAGCTCTCATTCAATGACCCCTTCAAACTGCGATTCCCAGACGCTTAAATCCTGCGTGCCGAAACGGTGCGTAATTTTCGTGACGGTGACCCACCAGCCCTGCCCCAAAGACGGTGACTCGAGCTGCACCTTGTCGCCAACTTCAACGCCGCCACGCAGCACGGAACGCCAGTTAATGCCCTCAACTGTGCCAATCTGGCGGCGCGCACCCTTTGTGTAATCGGTATGGGAGTTTTTAGGAGGCCACGGGTAAGTAGCGACGGAATGCTTCTTCTTTTTGCTCGCAGTGGTTTTGCCTTTCTTATGGCGCTTCGGGGTATGTAGCTTCAGTGTTGGCGCGCCAATCAGCCCGCTGTCCGGGGAGAACAGCGCGGAGCCGGTTGTCATGGAATCACCAGCTGTCACCATCAGGGATTGATACTGAATAGACCATGTGGCATTAACAGGTTTGCACAAGCTGTTAAGCACGTCGCGCGAAAGAGCCACACCCGACACCGGCTTATCCAGCGTCAACGCTTCAGCCCCGCTGGATAAGCGACAACCCAACCCCATATCTGCGGCAACAAGCCTGACCGCCTCGACCAGCCTTTGACCCTTCTTAAATGACCGCTTTGTTACTGATGCCCGGAACGGGATAAGCGATTCATAGATTTTGATTTTTAGCCCGTAGACTTCCGCAGGCTTGACAGTAACTGCGGCTATCAGTTCCCCCTGAAAAAGTGTCAACAACCCCTCATCACGGTAACCCGCCGCAATGCTTAAAGTGCTTCCTGAAACGGCTATCTGGTTTTGTGTATTGGCTGAAATCCCCCAGAGCGTTAACTCCGCCTCGTTCGGTTCTTTCGCGTTGTCACGCACGCAGGAAAAGTCACAGTCAGCATCATTAATCGTGATGCTCTCGCCCGTTGTGCAATTAATGATGATTTGAAAAATTCGCCCCCAGGCCATTTGCATTTACTCCTTTATATAGTCGGAGCAATCACAACATCATCATGTGAGGCCGTCAGGTGAAGCACGACAAGACACAAAATAGGCTGGCTGTGGATAAATGGCTGATTTCACCCTACCTGCTTATTTTTCTCCTTTCGTCAACCCCACGCAAAGCCGCATGAATACTGGCACGCCCTGTGGATATTAATAATCGTGCCAACTCTCACACACTCAAATTAGCCGTCACGACCCCTTCCTTGTCTGTGCCTAAAAACTGTTACAAAGCCATGCGGGTAATATTCTCTCCGTGTTCCCATTTGAATAAATATGCGCATCCCAGCCAATGCCCATGACATAAGGCCTGAAACAAACACGGGCCAAAATAAATACCTGAAGAGCTCGCTCCTCACACCTGCTTCGCACTCACCGGTGCTCGATTAATTTCCATGTCAACGGAGCCAAATGACTGGTTTGACCACTGCGCCGTAATATTTACGGGCTGATTCTGGTGCGATTCATGGCTTTGTTTTTATATATCTATGATTTAGTTGGATTTTGTTGGTGGATTGGCGCGCCCAGCACTAACCGAGAATGTAAGTGCAGGTTACATTTATTAATACTCTCGCTTTTATGGGTATTTTTTTACCCGTATATTAACCATGCTCAGAGGTGTTAAGTGTTCCCCCTCCACATATAACGTCGTTGTAACTCGCTAATTTTCTGGCGTTATTTTCTCCCTTTATACTTTTAAAAATCCAACCGACTGAAAAAAATAATATAACGCTTCAAAAACGGGCGTTTATTACTCAAAAAATGACAGCCAAGCCTATCTTGTTGTTTATATTGAATATATATTTTTTCGCCGTTTCTCATCGTGCGACCTGTGTTTCCTATTCCCTTTTCTCTCGCTTCGTGATTCACACAAAGTTATCAACAGCGCTCATTTTTAACAGATTATTAACTACGTTTAACAAGGCTATGCTCGTTTGCGAGCAACAATTGCTTAACATTATCCAGGCCGATTTTTAGGCATAAAAAAACCGCCCGGAGGCGGTCTGGAAGTCACGCAGTGTTTGTGGTCAGCAATCAGCCTTGCGCGGCGTCATAATCTTTTAGCGCATGCAACAAAGCATCACGCATTTTTTTGTACGGCGGCTTTTGCAAATAAACATTAGGCACGTCTTTAATTTCATGATTGAGAATTAACTCACCGGCTAAATAATCCTCGCCACGCACAGCGGCTTTTGTTCGGAACATTTTCCGCATGTCATGAAGGCACCAACCAAAACCTTTTCGCCCAATGTACATATATACAGCACTATAACTGACGCTCGCCTCTTCAATAATTTCAAGCCAGCCCCTGATTTGCTTTATATATTTCACCGGTACAGGCAGTAATAAATTTGCGCGCGTCTTCGTTGTTCTGTCTGAAATAAACAGCATCCCATTATCAAGCAATGAGTTTTGACGCAGCGATACGGCTTCAGTAGCACGCAGACCAAAGCATAACGCCATCTTACCAATCTCCCTGTGCGGGCTCTTCATGCTCTCAATCTGGCGCGCTGTCTGGCTAAATTCGTCAATGCTGACACGCGCAGGTTTGGCGAGTGATGGAAACCTTTTTACCCGCTTACTTACCTGTTGCGCTGTCTTGCGTATGGCTTTTGAAATGGCCGTCGCTGACGCTGGCGTCATGACTTTCATGTCAATATCGCCCTTAACCGTCCACTCCAGCACGCCTGCGGTGTAATTGAGTTCGGCGCGGACTGTCGTAGCGGCGCGCCCTTCATTAATGCGGTTTTCTGCGTGTCGCTTCCAGTAATCAGGATGAGACGCAGCACGGACGCCGAGACGCAGCACAGGGTTAGTGCTGCGTATTGCGTGGCATTCGCGGGTAATTGTGTCAGGACACAAGGCGCGGTCTTTGCCGCGCCGCTCTGCCATCCTGAGTAAGACCTCCGTTATCATGCCTTCACCGCTAACGCCTGGCGGATTGCGTGCGCAATGCGGATATACTGGCCTGACTTTTCGTAGCCCTGCGACTCCGTCCATTCCAGAATCGATGCAAGAAACTTCATATTAGAAGTTAACGTGCTGGTGGATGGTTCCCGCGCATACAGCGACACCCAGCGCCCCGGACGCACAAGACGCACGGCGGATCCGTTTAGCGTATCAGCCAGGGCATTAATTGCGCTTCGATGCCTTGACAGCGTATTGCTTTGCAGCCCTTCAGCTATCGCGCGCGCTTCAGCTATCGCCAACACTTCAGCTGCAAGCCCGGTGCCGGTTCCAGTTTCGGCTTCAATTGCTTCCATCGTGAGCCCCCGGCATCTGCAACTTGATATTTAAAGACGTGGCAATATTAAACAGGTCACCCATGCGCGGTGCGGCTTCCCATGCTTCATAGCCACGGATTGTTTTTCGAGTTGAGCCCACCAGCTCTGCGAAGGCGTGACGGTCTAGCCCGCATTCGTTGCGAAGGTCACCGCTGCAAACAGCGTCAACAAGCTGACCCAACGTCAAAACGCGCTTTTCTTTTTGCAGTTTTTTTACAGCATCGTTAATCATAGTAAGAAGCCCCATCTGAAGACCCCCATATTATCAATTATGAATCGGTACGGGTAGCTTTCTACCCTATGAAATACTAATTACAAATTTATTTAACTCTAATCTCTGTGCGTGTATTGCGCTGCGAGTACCACACCAGCCCTTTTCATCACTCAACATTAAATAGAATGTTTCACCGGTATTACAAAGGAGCTCAACACAACCACGTTTCCTGCGTTCGCTCTCGTTAGTCTCAATGACTAGCGCCCGCATTTTTCCTGATTTAATTAAGTCTTTCTCTTCGCTAGATATATTATGTTCAATTTTCGCTATAGGTGCGCTCTCATCCTCCGCGATGAGATTGCTTATTTTAAGGCTATCACCTTCCACACAAACGACATCGCCCGATACATGGCCATAGAACATTAACCAGATAACATCTTTTACCGGATAATATTCACCATTAATTACAACGCATGACACCCCGGCCCGGTTAACAATGTCAACAGCAGCACCACGGACACCAGCGCCCTTGTTACTATTCCGATATAAGACGCCCTCGTCATAAGTGAAAAGCTCATGCGCCTTGTAATATAGCCAGGCAGAGTTGATGCCGACCGCATACTCTTTACCGCATTCTTTTAGCACTTCATTAAGCACCGTGGCGCTATCGTCAGCGACAGACTTAACAGCAAGGCGCAGGATGTCTGGTAACTTGACCGCGCCCACTGACAAGCGCGCTTTAGCGCGCTCATGTGTGGCGCGGTCACACCGGAAATTGATAACCGATTCAGTCATCATTCACGTCCCGAATAGTAACAATCGACCATTGCTGAACCAGCAGCCTCAACAAATTCAAGGTCACACACCATCCTGAAAAGCTCGACGTACTGCGGGGAGATATCCGAGCCAGCAAAGATATCGCCCAGGGTTTCGCGCATTGAGTCGATGTCCATATCATTGCGGGATAAAATAAGCTGGCGGGCGTGCATACGGAACGTTGCGCCATCGCTTAAAAGATTCACGCCTTTTTTACGCTCTTCAAGTGAGCTAATCATTTGGCCTGCTCCTTAGTAAGTTTGCGGCGGCAAGCCAGGCAATCATCAGGACTTTCAAAGGTGTCTGGTTCCCTCACCGGATTAACCAGCATCCACTTTCCGCAAATACTTACCGCCTCACCCTCTTTGAAGAAGTGGTGCTTACGTGAATTAAGGGGCCGCGCCCAGCCAGCTGTTAGGTTGCTATTGGTCATTTACCAGTCCCCGCCCATGACGCGCAATTTTGGCGCTTGAATTGCCATAAGCTCGTTATTTGGGTTTTCACCTTTGCCGCTATGCGTATCCCCCAGAATCAACGCAAATCCATCACCACCAGACGTGTAAAACCGCGCTTCCGGGTAATGCTGCTTTACCTCTGCAAGATATTTGGCGAGATTATTGGTTATGCTAACAAAGCGACTTGCCCCGCGCGGCATTGCGTCCAGCAGTAAATCAAGCGCTGTATCATCAGTATCTTCAATGTGCTGCTTTAGCTGCTCAGTATTCATTTTATTTAAGCCCCTTGCGTGGCTTCTCCTGTTATTTCTTTATTTATCAATTCGATGCTTAATAAGACATACCCCGGAACGAATGAGCCAACGTCCGCAACATGCGTGATAACAACGTCAACAAACTCTCCCGTGAATCCACCCTGATATTCATTGAGGGTTATTTTATCGCCGCACTTATAATCACGGTCATTTATACGTAATTCTGCATGCTTCAGGCCATCTGCAACCGGTGCAAAATGAATAGGTGCTATTTTTAAATTGTGTTCCATTGCGGAGCCCTATTATTAAAAAAATGATTGTTTGAATACCGCGGCGCATACACCGTGACGGGCTGCGCGTTGTTTTTGTCGCCTTTTCTGCCTGTTGACACCAGCTTTGGTGCAACCCAAACACCCGTAGACCACAAGACGTGCGCCGCCCTCGCTAATCTGCATGCATTAATTTCATCAGGGGTGAATTTAGGACGGGGATAGACACGTTTTTTGCGCTGCTTAACTATTGCAGGCAGACCCCGACGCATATGTCGAGTTAGTGAGGATTGGCGGAAATAAGATTTGCTGACGCTCTTCAGATACCAGTATTTGACTCTGCCGTCACAGTCTTCTTTTTCAATAACTTCAATATCCACGCTTTTAGATGCGCGCATGTTGTCTATGCGATTTCTAATTAGCTTGCGGTCACAGTCCCCAAACTCGTTTTCAAGCTCGGCAATGACATCAAGCGTGCGCAATTTGCGGCCCAGCATCACGTTAACTATATCTTGCGTTGTGATGTCCGTATTAAGTGGCGTGGCGCTCATGCTCTCCCCCTTGAATCAAGCGAAGGAGTCCAAAAGTTCGGGATAGATACGCGTAACCCGCGCGAGGTGATTTTGTGCCTGATGTTGTATCGGAATAAGCCAACCAGAACATCACGCACTAAACGAGGAGTATCTCGGCAAAGTTCGTCATGTGAAACATGCAAAAAACCATAGTCGATGATGTATGCGAAAGGCTTGCCGTTAGCTGCTGATTGATAAGCTTTTTGGAAAATTTGGTTTAGCGCCTTGCGCGCCTCCCCTACCCTCTGATTATCACTTATTTGTAAGTTACTGTTAACCATATAGCCCCACGCTAAACGGGTAAATTTCTACCCGTCTTCGCGCAAGCTATATTATGTTAAATTCAGCATGGCGATAAATAAGTTCACAAGCCACTCCCTTTCCCTTCAGGGTATCTTCAGTAGAATTAATGAGGCTTCAGAGAAAGAGCCCATAAATATATGGGCTCTTCTTTA